ATGGTGGCAATAGCTATAAAGCCACCAACCTGTTGTGTAGATCGGTAAAGAATTGTGTAGGCGTAGTCTGACTCTGAGGGATTGGTCCAAGTAACCTTAATTTGATTTTGACCTCCAGATGCCGCTAAATCTGTTGGCATTGTCGGAGGGGTAGTATCTGGGCTTGTGGATACGGTATCGCTTACTGTTGCTGATTTAGCGCCAATACTTCCCACCGCCCTCAAACTAACCAAATATGTAACATTGGCGGCAAGTCCATTTACACGAAGGCTGGTTATGTCTAGGTCGTAATCCAATTCCTCGTAATGAACAATGACATCTGGCGTTGCCGTTTGATTGATAACCGTGACTTCATAGTAATCCAAGAAACTATCAACAGCGCCAGTAAAGGAAATATCTATATAAACATTAACAGAGCCGTCATCTGCAAGCTCATTGCCTGCCGTTAAGGTCAGCCCCGTAGGAGCCGTAACGCTAAAAGGGTCGGGTAGGTTTGTGTCTACGCCGCTATCTATCTCATCCTCTGCCACCCACGGGTAAATGCTGTTGTCGTATTCTTGAAGGGTAAGGTCTACTTCCCCGTCATCAAGCAACTGCATTGCAATGACGCGAAACTTTTTTCTCGCATCAGTGACACCGTTATCAGTCCAGCCGAAAGACGGATGCTCTAGCGTTACAATATCTGCCACAGCTATCTGCAACGCCTCTGAAGTTGCTCTCACTTTGCAACTTAATTCGTTTTTTCTAGATGCCAAGCAAATAATCTGCGCTATATCTTTAGCAGAGTATTTGTTTGTAATCGTATTCATCGTGACGGTTTTGGCTAGCTCCTCGCCGTTATCTTCAGTCGACACTGTAGATGAGTCGATCTCATACGTTACAGAGTCAGCTTGCCAGTTAGCGTCCGGATTAGTGAATTTAACCGTAACCTTGTTGTACTTCTTGCTCTTGCCCTGCGTCTGTACGTTGATTTCGCTAGTGATGTTGTCTGGAGTAAGGTTAAAGCTAGAGCTTTCATCCTTGTCAATGATTAGTGAATAGACGCCATTAGAGAAAGGCATCAATCCTCTCATCCCTTGAAGCATGGTTTTGACGTTATCAAAAAGCTGTCTGCCGGTATCAATTACCGCATTGCATTCGTATATCTTCTGTTTAATCGTGACTGAAGTCCCACTAGTAACAGAGCTATTTAGCCCGTCTGTAATGGTTACAGTTCCGGCTCCATATTGGCTATCTGCGATCTCATAAAGTGTGTTGTCCCCAGCAAACTGCAGAAAGTCGCCTCTTTGTAGCCATGTGAAAAATCCGGCCAAAGCAACACTTGTAACACCCGCAGAAAAAGAGCCGTTAGCGGTTATCGTGGCTGTGTGCTTGGTTTCTGTCGTATCTAGAAAGTTAGCCGCCGCAATAAATGACGTGTCGTCAATAAGGCTCGTGGAAAGCCCTTTTCCATATCGTGAATTGGTCAAATAATCTCTAAGACATAAAGCCGGATTGCTAGACCATGCGGTTGTAGAGGTGCGCGGGTCATAGACTCTTTTGCCCCTAACCACGCACTTAACGTCTGGTATCCCGCTAAACACGTCTTGATCGTACTTAAACCGCAAGGCGACATAAGCACAGCCTCTAAGCCTATGGTTAGTCCCCCATGTCGCGTCTGCGCCAGAAAGCAAAGAAATATAGGGCTGATCGTCTCCACCTAAAGCTACTCCATGAGTTATCAAATTGGCAAACTTAGTGCCGGAAACTGTCAAGCCATCTTTAAGCCAAAGCTCGTCGTTAATGTATATCTCCTCTACCGCGTCTATTTGCCCTTCTGACAAAACAATCGCCATATAAAGGTATTCGTTTTTATTGCCGCCAGTAGAAATAAAGACGCGAGTCCCGCCTACCTTCCTGCGTCCATAAATGACAGGGATAGGGTCTATGTTTGATTGCTTGTTTACTAAGACGCCAGCAGACTGATCTTCTTGGTCAAAGTCAGTGCCAGTAAGAAACCCTAAAACCTCACCAAGTAGGCTCTGTATGGGCTTCAGTATGAAATCAAACAACCCCATTATTCACGGCCCCACTTAATGTCTCTCACGGTACTTGCGGCATATTCAAAGCCAAGATCACCAGCAAAGTGCAACTGCTGGCTTGAGGTGTTGGTTAATCTTCCGCTTACCTTTTCAAAGTCAGCCCAGTGGCTAGCGATTGCAACCCTTATGGCCGATCTGCCGGACTTTTCTGCCGCCTGCCACTTACTTATTTGACCATCAAATATGGTTAGGGGTGCCCCTACTACAGAGCCATTAACAATGCAGGCTTTCTTAATTACAGCCGATCTGTTTACCCAGTTGTTAGATAGGAAGATAGACAGGTAACTACTGTTAGGGTCAGAGGTAGACAGCTCTAGCGTTACTGTATTCACTCGCAGGTCTTGAGTCTCCGTTGGACTTCCAATATCTAAAAGCTGATCTGATGCCGTGTAGGTAGTCCCCCCGTAAGACACATCATGAGCGCAATCAGTCAAATTAAGGCCGCCACTGATAGACAGCTCTACCAAATGAACCATTGTAAAGCTGTCTTTTGCTAGCTCCGTAATAAGGGATGCGTTGACTGTCCGTCCCATTAAATTACCTCAATCATGTCTACTTCAAACGTAAACCTGTCAAACTCTGTTAGCCCAAACTGCTGTATGTCGTTTGCTACGCGCATCTTAAATGCCACGTTGTCATAGCTCACCGCTTCATTATTTGACACCGCAGAAATAAGCGCAGGATGGATAGACATACTGCCAGCGCCGGTCCTGTCTGCTGTCACCATATAAACCTTATTGTGACCTGCAAACTTGATGAAATCCCCAGCCTTAATTGTTCCTGATATACCGTCTATAGCGATTGTTGAATCACCTATGCTATGCGCTCCGTTAGCCAAAACCGTTCCAGAGACGTTACCTTTAGCGTCACTTATAACAGGCGGCACAATGTCAAAAGCAGTTAAGCCAGAGCCTGTTCCAACAACAAACGCGAAAACGGGAGCAAACTCATCCCGCGTCATATCATTGTATTGAGCAGTGAATGACCATCTTTGAGCGCCAAGCGATCTTACCTGCGTTCTTCCGCTTCTGGTTTCAGTTCTGACGTTACTGTGTTGGCTCTCTACCTTTATTGCCGAAAATTCTGGTGTCGTTGGATAACTCATACTAGCGCCGTCCTGCCGTTGTCATTAAGCGCCTCGTTGATTATCCCTATCAAAACGCCGCGCCTGCTGTTAAGTAGATTGTCAAACCCCTCAGTGTCATTAGCCTGAATATTAAAGGACACATTAGCGTTCTTGTTTACTATCTGCTGTGCGCCGCCTCTTATTGCTTCATTCGGGGTAATCCTGCCGCCGGTGCCCATTGTGAGTATTTCAGGGCCGCGCTCGCCAACCAGATAAGACTCTCCTGCCCTAACCTGACCTCCCAGCGCCCTGCCGGATAGAGACGAAGCCGCAAACGAAACGCCTGCCGCTAAAATAGTAGCCGCCGCCGCCGCACCCAGCGCAGGGCCGACAATAGGAATTCCGGCAAGAGACTTGTACGCCTTCATAGCGGCATCGTAGGAGTTGCTAATAATGCTTTTAGCATTTTCTCGTTTTTCTTCGTTTGCCAAATTAACGGCAAGCCTAAATCCGGCTTTTTGCTTTTCACTCTTACCTTTAAGCAAAACATCCTCAAGGCCAAGCAGTGCTTGGTTTGTCATAGCCGCCGCTTCTTTGCGCTTGTTGTCTTGCTCTATAATGCCTTCCATCAAAAGGTCATTTTCTTCGTGGAGCCTTTCGAGCTTTTCCTCTGCTCGCCTTCTCTCTTCGTCCATTTCCTGCGCTTTTAACTCAAATCGCGCCTGTATTCCTGCGGCTTCTAATGCAGTTTTAGCGGCTTGATACTGCTCTTCGCTAATCAGCTTTTCGGCATAGCTTTGCTCTAATATGGCTTTTGCCTGATCTTCTCTGCGCTGTAATGCCTCCAAAGGCGTGTCGTTCATCGCTATCACCTTTTCAGCGTGACGTTGCGCCGCCTCTGTTCTGCGCTCTAATATTGCCGCCTCTCGCTCTGCCTGCCTTTCCGCGTCTTTTTCTGCACGCTCTCTTTCTTGCCGCGCTTTGCGCTCTGCGTCAGTTTCTTCTTCCAGCGCTTTCAGCTTTAACTCTTTGCGCCTTTCATTATTATCAATAATGGCCTGCTCTATTTGCTCTTGGCGCTCCAGCTCTTCAATTTGTCCGGCTACTGCTGACTCGCCGCGCCTTCTTCCCTCTAGCCGTTCTCGTTGTGCCGCTAATTCTTCTAGTCTCTGCCTTGCATTTTCTGACTGCTCCTCTAGCTCCTCTAGCTCCTCATTCATGTTCATAAGGAATACAGCTTTCTGCGCAGAAGTCATTTCCTTGAAATGCAGATCAAGATCGTCTAGTTCTTCCACCAAATCTTCAGCAGTTTTCCCAGTGTCGAGTAACATAGGAATCAAGACGCTGCCGAGGGCCGCGCCAATACCAACTACTGCGCCTAATAAAGGAAATCCGAGAATAAATCCGAGGTCAGCGGCCTGTACGCCAAGCGCCCTCATAGGGTTTACACCCATGGCGACCTGTCCGGCCATTTGTTCTATTTGAATACCGGCCATTCCAGCCTTTCGGCCAAAATCACCTACTACAACATTGCTTTTTTTAGTTGTTTTCTGGAGTCGGTCTGTCTTTGCGGAGGCGTCAACCGCCGCATCACCGAGCCTTTCTACTGCGGCTTCTCCCGCCTTAACTTCGCTAGTATCAACTTTTAATACTAACTGGCCTACTTCGGTTGCCATTGGATGCCCGCCTCTCTTTGTCTACTGAGGGCCATAACAGCCTCAACTTCCCAAGGGCTTAATTTTACACCCGTTAGCCTGCTGTACGCCTCTATTTCTGTGTAACGATGCTCCCGCATTGTGCAAAATACTTGCCAAGCATACTCAAATTCCATCTTGAGTTTCGGCATATTCTGCAGTTCTACAGGCGTTTTGCCGGTAGTTTTTTCAACTTGCTTCAGCGTGTCATACCGGCTGATTTCTGATTTCTCGGGCTTGCTGTGTATCCAGATGAAATGAAGCCCGTACTCTACGAATTCGTCTATCAGCCCTTGGTAAAATTTGCCCCGTTAGACAGAAACTCCAGAAGCTGATTGACTACTGAAGGCGAATTTTCATAAAGGTGCTTGGCATTGGCTTTGCTGAACTCATATTCCGCGCCATCTTTGCTGATTCCGCGCCATCCAAGAGTTACTGCGGCTAATGCGTCAACGTCCATCTTGTCAAAATCAAGCTCTTTAGACTTCCCGTCTGCTCTAGCCTGTATAACAGCGTTGGTTTGGCGCTTCTTCTGCTCTCTCCATTTTGCAGAGTCTGCGCCCATTACCTTAATGAAAACGTCTGTAGGGTTGCCCGTAAGAGGGTCAGAGATATTGCACTCTGCGCCCTCCTGATGGGATTCTGCTGTTGCGAGTTGTGATAACTCCATTATGCGGCAGTCCTAGTGATTACAATTTGGCTTGAATCTGTGGTGTCATAAAGAGCCACAAACTCCATAGCTATGGTAATCGCGCCCTCTCCTGAAACGTCTGGCTGTCCAGAGTTGTACTTGACGTTAGGCAGATCAATTTCGTAGCTGTTTCCGTCTAGGTCAGTCAGGGTTAGCACGATGCTACTGCTTGTCTCATTCAAGAACTTTTCATACAGGGTCTTGCTCTCAAAATAAGTAGTCATGGTCCCCGTGAGGCGAGATCGCCCGATTGAAGGCCGGTTTGTGGTTTGGCTTCCAACTGAAAATAACGGCTCAATGCCATTTTCTAAATTCATTTCAATGGCCGTGACTGTAGCGATGGAAGAGCCGCCTTCAGTAATAGAGCCAGTAAAAGAATCAAATGGGGCATTGCCAACATCAGCGCCAAAGGTAGAGCCGGTGATTTCGCTGGTTGCTAAACTAAGATTTTTACCCACCACGCCAAAAGTAGTGCTCACCATAGCGTTAGGAGACACCGATAAACCGAGCGTGTTGAATTCGCACCCTGTGTAGGTGTGATACTCTGGCGTTGAAAGGTCGGCAAATTTGCGCTGAATAGAGAAAGACCTGCGAGTGCTACCCGCCTTCAGGACATCGGTTGCCCACGTGCCGCATAACGCGGCTTCTAGCAGATCATCAAAAGCCTCATACTCTAACTCCGCAGTGATATCCCCGCCTACGGTCTTGTTGCCGTGACGAAAATCCTCTACCTGCCGGTCTCCGCGTATTTTTTCACTCTCTACTGCATCCTTGGTTACGGCAAGCGTAGTGCCAGTGTGTGGCAGTGGAGAAAATGAAGGGGTTGATGGTGTCGTGCCATAGGTGGTCTCGGCCACGTAGTGCAGACTGTGCTGTGCGCCGTTTGCAATAGTCATGTTCTAGCCTCTGTGTATGTTTGAAAGTTGACCGAAATGGGCACGAAGTACCATTCCTCATCTAAAATAGCGGAGGCCATACTTACCGACCTTACCCGCACCTTAACGCCATTGTACGTTAAAACTGTACCGCGCTTGAATAAATCGGCCACTGTATCAGTCAACTGCGGCCTGCCAGTTCCTCTAGGCACCACAACGTCAACTTGATATATGCCGTTGGTTTCGTCCTTACCATCTTCCCCCATAGAAGCCTGTACCGTGTCGGCTGGCAAGAAAGTAGCCCTTAAATAGACCGTACCGGCCTGTGGCTTATAAGGAATATTCGGAAAGGCGATAGGTGTTGCCGTTATAGTGGCTAGCTTTGCATCTAGAGCCGCCTGAACATCATTAAAAAACGTGCTCATACCTTCTCTGCCTCAAAACTAAGGATTTGGTCATATTCTGTCAGCGTGATTCTGACCATTCCACTGGGAGCCTGCTTAGACCAGCCATATTCAAGCCTCTCTCCGTATGGCAGGTTGTTCGTCATGTAAAACACACTACCGGATTGCCACGTCTCTGCGGCTGACACCAATTCGCCGGTAGGAACTCCCGTTGCCGCTAATTGCCCTGAAGCTGGAGCGTTGGTAGTGAATTGCCAGTTGCCTCTAAACCTTCCCGTATCGACAGGACTGCGCTTAATTATCTTGGTTCCCAAGCCAATAAGAGTGCCGCGTATCACCTTCTCCGGTACGTCTTTTATGTCGTTAATGGCGGCTGTCCAGCTTTTCACTTCCGCACCTGCAAGTTAGCTGACAGCTTCGTACCGGCTGGCTGATTATGAGATACAGAAATAATCCTGTAGGTGTCGCCATCTATGCTAACCGTATCGCCCACCTCGTAAGTGTGGCCTTCTGCCAGCATCCGCCGGTCTCCGGCTTCTATGGTAAGCCCTGCCGCGTCTCTGTCGCTGTAATCGAATAGACAACCGTACTTTGTATAGGTGCTAGTTGTGTTCGTTGTCTGTCCTGTGGCGGCGCTATAAGCGCCACGAGCTGTTCTGGTAAAAGTGTATTTCCTGCCGAACTTAGTTAGCAGTGCTGTAGCAGAACTTTGCAGAGGCGCGTAATCGAAGCTCATACACGGCTGACTTCTGTGACGTTTCGGATTAACTTGCGAAGTGCTCTGGTAAGGGCCGGTGTGCTTCTTTTCATGCCTGAGCTAGATTTGTACGTGACTTCAATATCGCCAATCTTTTCTTTGGCAGTATCCCGCTCAGATGCTGTTAGTTTGCTATCTCCGTCTACCTCTACCTTGACAGCCTCATATACGGCTGTCTTTAGCTGGATAGGTATTTCATTAGACTCTACAGAATATCCGTCAATCAAAACGTAAGCCCTCGGCCATTGTAGCGCCTGCGTTTCTGTATTCTTTTGCCCAACAAAGGATAGAGACTCAATGTAATCCATTGCTCTAAGAATCTTTTGCTCTATTTGCGGGTAAGCTGGATATGTCACGCCTCTGGCATCTGCCCAAGCAACATAATCAGCCGCGCTTACATAGCTGTTTGCGCCAGATACTTCAGTCCCATCTTCAACAATCAGTGCCATGCGTGACTCCGTAAGGAAACGGGGGCCGAAGCCCCCTCAAGATTTAGCCCTTGATGAAGCCCACAAAATCAGGCTTCCATACCTTAACGCCCCACGAAGCCGCAACTTCGATCATAGACTTACGGTAGCCCTTGTAGCTACGAATCTCAAAGACCAATCCGCTATGCTCATCCTGAACAACAATAGCGTCATCAGCCGCATCCCCGCCGTTTGGCACAGCCGGTGCACGGATAGCCAACTCTGCCGCCGCACGATGGAAAGCAACATTCATTACTTCATCAGGGTCAGGCGTAGCGTTGGTGTAGACGTTTGCTGACTCACGGACTGCAAAGCCTTGCAGATCAAGCAGGACGCCTTGACGCAGAAGATCAGATGAACCAGCCGTGTTGACCTGAGTCAAAGACGACAGCTGACGCAGTTTCGCACCTGCCGCTGTGTCAATAACAATGGAGGCTTGCCCGTCATTGGTGGGCATACCATTGTCTACTAACAGCTTGCGAACATCCGCGATGAGGTCAAAGTCACTAGCGAAAGGCGTAGTGCCGCCTGTGCCAACAGAGCCAGCAGTGCCGCTGGCGGTGCCGAAGGCTTCGCCAAGGTCTACTTCAATCTCGTTGCACAGAGTACGCATAGCCTGCTTGATTTGGTCGCCGTATACGGTCTCAAAGCCGATACCGTTGTTAAGGTGACGCACATCTTCGCCGGTGTAGGGAATCTGCACAGCACGAGCGTTAGAGATGCTCAAGGTCTTGTTATCCACGGTCTGGTCACTGCCTTCAGGGATAGTCATTGCCTCGGATACATCCACAGCAGATGCCGCTCTGGTGAATGAAGCTCGCACTACATCACCCTTCGCCGCTCGCTCTGAGCCGTTAGCGTTGATAGTTACAGCAGGGATGAAGCCCACAAGCTCGCGCCCTACCACGTCTGCGGCCTTATAAATATCTGCCGCCAGATCAGTCAATACGTTAGCCATTGTTGGCCTCCATTTTTAATCGTCAAAAACAGAGCCGCCAGACCTGAAGAACTCTGCACGCTGTCCGTGATTGAGCGCATCAAACTCTGTTCGGCTTATCTCTTTGGGTTTGTCCTCGGCTCTGCCTTCAGACCTAGCGGCCCCGCCGCCACTTGCCTGAGTACCGTCTACAAGAAACGAATACTTAGTGCGTACTGCTTGTGCTAGTTCATCGACAGTAGATACTGTGAGTTGGCCGGAGTCATCCGTTACTCGCAGTTCACCGTCAACTAGCGTTAGCCTCTGGCTAATTTTTTCTGACAACAGGTCTGCCCTCTGGGTGTCCTTTGTCAGACTTGTAGCTATTTTACCAGCTTCGGCAGTAATTTTCTGCCTACTTATTTCATTGTTCATCTGTTCGATGGTTTTGCGCAGGGTGTCTGATTCCACTTTCTGCGACTCAAACAACTGCTTATAGTCGTTTTCCTTTTGGGCTTTCTCTTCTGCCTCCAGCTTGGCCTGATGCCTAGCCTCTTCCCGCTCCTGCTGTACGCGCTTCTTTTCGCTTAGAAGCTCGTCAACTTTGGCCTTTAATCCGGCTGTCTGCTCTGCTAATTGCTTCTCAAATTGTTCCGCAATCACATTCTTTACTTCTTCATCTAGCTCTACATTTTGTAAATCCATGCTTCACCTCTGGTTTGCATTTTGCGGCTCTGCCGCGTTACGTGAAAGTCCCTTTAGGTACGGGTGCTTCTTTTATAGGGACGCCAGTATCCAGCGCCTCAATAACTTTTTCCATATAATCGTCTGTCCAATCCGCGCCTGTAATCTGTGGGTCTTCGCCAAAAACCCTGCGGTAAAGGCGCAACAGGTCTTGAGCATCTGCTATCTCTTTAGCCATTGTAGTTGTTCACTCCCGATTTTAAATACTCTTCGATTGCTTCATCAAACCTTTTGGAAAGCCTTGGGAACTTGCGGGTACAATAACGCCAAGCCTCTGGATGCCCTCGCATAGCAAAAAGGTTAGCAAAGGTTTCTGCCATTCTGCTTTCTTTGTCTCTGTAATATGAGGGGCCGTGCCCCCAAACGCCCCAGCCACTTTTCTGGAATTTGCCTTCAGTCATGGCATCAATTATGTCTGAGGCCATTTTCTGCCAATTCCCCCTAGCGGCATACTTTTTAAGCTCTTTTATCCCATAGTTCTTAGAATAGCTTGCTGGCGCTGGAGCCATGAATGACCTGTAAAGCTCGTCATGCGCCAGTTCCATTGCTTGCTTTTTGGTTTTGGTCGCCCTAAATCCCAGTTCTTTTCGATCATCTAGAAAGGCTTGCATAAATGCTTTGTCTGAATTGCTCCATTGCCAGTCTGTTTTAAGCGGCGCAAACTCGCTGTCTATGTGATGCCCGTATTCGTGGGTAAACACGTATTCCGTCTCTAAATCATCATTTTTCCAGTTCTGATTAAGGACTTTGCCCCTGTTTTGATACCAGCACCCTGTGCCCTCACTGATTATCCTGTTCGGCCTTGCAGTTCTCAAAGCCACCTTCTTTAGCTCAGGAGTCAATCTGTTGTCTAGATACTCAGACAGCTTCTCAGAAGGGATGTCAGAAAGATTAATGTCATCAAACCGAACCTTAGCGCTTTTCACTGGCTTGGGCACGAATACTTCTATTTGATTGAATTCCTGATCTTGCTGTCTTAGCTCCCCTAGTGAGAGGATATTTCCGTTGTTGTCTACAAAACGGTCTAGCGGCATACCTTTTCGGAACCAGTTTGCCCGCGTTTTTCCTAGTACCCTATTTTGAAACGCCTCGGACTGCTGAGAAAGCCATTGTCCGTATGTTAGATCGGCCCTTACGGTCTTTGCGCCAGAATCATTAACTGCCGGCCTCTTACCGACAATATCAGCGCCCAAATCGTATTTAGGATTAACCACAGGCGTTATGGTGCTTCTGCAGTTGAAATGCGCTGGCGGCTTAGGGTCTTTATCGTAATCTTCGTAAATCACGCCATCCCTAGACGCGCAAATAATCGAAGTTCTTCCGTCTAGCGTTGCTACCCACTCGTAGCCCAACAGCACATCATCATTTTCTTTCATGGTCTGGTTTCTGGCGTGGGTCGCCACATGATTTACCGCCGTCCTAACCAGAGTAGCGGCTTTGCGTTTCTGTGTTGGGATAATGTCTCTGACGCGCTTTATCATATCTTGGGTTGTATCCCCCAAGACAATGCCCTGCCTTATTTGATTGATTACTGAGGTTGCGTTTGATGGGCCGAAATCGTCAATCATGCCGCCTAGCGTATAGCCCCGTGAGGGCGAAAGCCCCATGATTTCTAAGAATGCGGCTTGCTGGATTTGAGCAGGCGAAGCGTAATTAGTGCTAATCTGCAAATGCTTTTCTAAGAGCTTGCCGTTAAACTCCCCTTCGTAGGCGCTGAAATCCTGAAGGTCTTTATTGAGGGTTTCCGCGTGCTCTTTCCAGCCGGAATTGAGATATTCGTACATATCTCTTAGCTGTAGCTGTAGCCTTTGCCTGCCGAAGGCTGTGAGATCGTTGCGTTTCAGTCTTGCCACAATCTCTTCTGCGGCCCTGACAATAAAGCGCCCTGCATCTTCTTCTCTGCCACGCGCATATCTCAGCACGAAAATCTGATGACGTGTTATTGCATTGAAAATATCATCTTCAGCAGACACAAAATTTTCAGGCGTTTGTTACTTCTTGCCTTTCTTGGGCTTAGCGCCTTTTTTCTTCGGCTTGGTTTTCATCTTTTTCTTGATGTAGTCAGTTGGCATTTAGCTTCCCTTCTTCCATTTAGTTGATTTGGATTTCGTCTTGCTTGGAGACCATTTAGTCTTTGCCGCCCAGTACGCGCCTGACATTTTTCCCTTTGCTATGTTTTTGGCGTGACGAGACTCAAACGCCTTGCGCTGTCCTACTGTTTGGTTAGTTTTAACGCCCTGCTCGCCAAACCTTATTAGTTTGGTTTTGTTGCCCTCTTTGGCCAGAACAACGTGGCTTTTGTTCGGGTGCTTCGGTGTGCGCTTCGGCTTGTTATAGCCGCTTAGCCCGTACCGCTCTAATCTTGGGTCTTTGGCCATGCTTCCTCACAGCGGCGGCAAGTCGCCTAACTCTTCTTTAACATCCTCAAGGGTTCTTGCGCCATCAATAATTCCGGCTGATTTAAGCCTATCGAAAATGTCTTGGTCGCTGATTATCTGCCGGTCTAGCAGGTTAATCATAGACATAAGCATTTGCGGGTCTACGGACTTGTCGTAGAACTCACTATTCAGCATAAATTCAAATTCGTCACTTGCCCCCATGAACTCAGAAACCCAGCCTATGCAGGTTTCTACAGCTTGGCTTAGGTTGTTGACGATATCTCCTAGCACAGAGTTTTCTGAGGCAAACCGTATGCGGGCGCCTTCAGCGGTCTCGTTATTCCCGCGATCAGTGATGATTCTTGCGCCTATTGCAACCATCTGGCTTTCTTTTGCCTTCATAGCCTCCATAACAAGGTTGTTGGCGTTAGGCTGTAATAGAGTAGCGGAGCCGCTTTCCCCTAAAACGTGTCCAGCCCTAGCGCCCAGCTTGATACCGTCAGGGTTATATTCGTACCACTCCTCCATGTTTAGAGAATGCGTTATAAACAGGCTGGGCTGTCCGGTAATAAAGCAGGACTCTTCGTAGTCTGCTGAGTTGCGGTAATGCGCTATGTTAACGTCTGCGATATCCGCAAGCGGCGCGTCATCAACTGTGCTGTCGTTGTTTTTGGAGCCTACGAAAATCGCGGGTATAACATCCCAAGCAGAGCCATCACTTTTCTTTGGATAGACTTCCTCTGTGTACGCTTCTTCATCACGGTAAATTTGTTGCGTATACCCATCTTCCCGAAGCCTCAACACGCGGTATTGCGTCTCGTAATCGTGCCCAAACTCATCTTCATCTACCTTGTAATCCTCCGCCAGCACAACAAGTGTCAGCATTTTGCGTCCTGCTATCGTATCGGTTCGCCAATTAATTACTTGCTCTGCCGTATAAGGAACAATAGATGCTTTAAGGTTTAGATTGCTCACTTGCTCTAGGCTCAAGCCTTCTTCGGCCTGCGGATAATCAACAAGAAGAAATGAGCGCCCACACTCTAGAAGGTTTGACAGTTCATCCTTTGCCATTTGTTCGATGCCAAGCCCGTCACCTGTAGCATCTGTCATCAAATACTCTAAAGCCTCCGGCAAGTTCACATTAGGGCTTTTTCGGAAGGCCGCGCCTACCAAGGCGTTTTTGGTTCGGCCAGTGAAGTTTGTATAGACTGCCCTGCGGATATACTGACGATAGCGCATGGTGTTTTCACCAATCCGCTCGTCATTTGTTTCAGGGTCGGGTACCGGTAGATATGCGTGCTTCTTGTCTTTGATAGTGACGGAACCGCGCACAGCGTCTCTTGTTTTTGTCCAAATAGGGCTATAAAGCTCCCACTGAGGATGCTTGTTACTAACAGGCATATGCGTTCACCGAGAAGAATGACCCCAATATTTTATCACAGGGCGAACCTGAAAGAGACATTTGCAGTAGGCTTCACTACAGGCATTTCATACGCTATGGGATAAGTTGTGGCATCGTTTTGATGGTCTTTGCCGGAAGTCTTGTCTGGCTCGCCGTTTTTGTAGACCTGTTGCTCTAGGCTCTCTGCAACAACAGGACAGCGCTGTGCGTTTATCTTCACCCTGCCTTGCTCCAGCGCCGCATTCATTGCCATGATTCTGTCCCTCACTGCAGGGTTACGCTTGTTGACTCGTATAGTGAAACCGGCTTGCTCCAATAATGCTATGTCTGATTTTGATGCGTCTACGGTCTTACGGCTTTTGCCCGAGGCATCTGGATAGATGTAAATAGCGTGCCCAGAATATCGGCTTTGAATCACCTCAATCATTTCTGGCGTGTCATACATATTGACCAACTCATCTACGCAGTGCCAAACCCTACCCCCCTCTCTCTGCACATACACAGTTGCCGCCTGTTTGGTGACGTTAAAATCGCACCCAATGAACAGCGGTTCAGCCGGTCGTATCTGCTCTTGGCTCTCACAAGCCTGCCGGTTGTAGCTGGTGTAAATCGTGCCAGAAGTCAGGTTAACAAAATGGCCTTCTAAGTAGGCTTCCAGTAGGTGTGCTGGATACGCTTCTTTCAGCGCGTCTATATAGCCATCTGGCAGGTATTTATTACTGCGGGTAGGCGCTTGAATAATCCGGTATTCCGGTTTTTGTTGCTTGCGCCATTGCTCGTAAACAAATCTAAAGCCCTCTGGCGTTGTTGTCACTCCGATAGTGTTTGCCCCGTTTTTCTTCTGACGGTTTCTCGCCATGACCTGTCGCCAAACATACGCCGCATCCTCTTGTTTGAGCGTGTCTAGCTCATCTATGTCTGCGTCTGCGTGCTCATAGCCAATAATCCTCTGCGGGTTTTCCATGCTCCTGAAGAAGATAACCCCATATCCCTCTATGGTGATTTGGTTGATTGGTGATTTCTGAAGCCTGTAAGGGATGCTCAACTCAGTCAGGGTTTGCTCAAACCGAGGCCAAGCAATCATGCGGATAAGGTCATAGGTAGGCTCATAAAAGCCTCTGTTGGTGCCTTTGTTCTCAATCATGCCGAAAATGCAACGCAAAATTGCCGCTTCTGTCTTACCCGCTCCGAAGCCAGCGACAAACGCCGGAAACCGCTCTCTCGCCGTTATATATTCGTATTGTGGGATAGTCGGCTCAACTGTCGCCAAGAGGATTCACCAAGTTAATCTCTATAGGCTGGCTCTGGTCAATCGTGGGCTGATCTTCTTTCCAACCGCCTCTTGTCTTGAGGAAAAAAATTTGTGCCGTGACGTTGCCTTCTCTGGCTCTACGGATAAGAGATTGCGCCACACTTCCGACTGCCTGAGCCGCTCCTTTTTTATACGCGGCAGAAACACGCTCGTCACGCTGACAGATAGCCCGAAAAGTTCTAGCCGGAATACCGAGAAAATCACATAACTGTTCTTGGTTCAGCAAAGCGGCCAATTGCTCTACTTGGGCAATTTGCTCCTCTGTGAGTTCTGTTTTTGGCCTTCCACCTTTGTTCTGCTCGTCAGTCATGCTTTTCCCTGAATGCATCTAAGGCGTACCAAATCAAAGAATTCCTGTAACCACCATCATGGGTAGGCACTATAGGAGTGACGCCATGTGTATTGCGCCAAGCAGGATAAACCAATAACGAATCATGTGCAGAGTTTATCGTGATGCCGTAGTCAGGAATGAATAAATTGCCGCCAGTGCTGTTCATGCGCTTGGTAATAATGACGTTCAGAGCGCCTTTGACGTTCAGCGTGTCCTTGTGAATTGGGGCCGCTATATTGAAGTTGCTGATTGAGCTTGTGAATAAGTCACAAAAGCGCCATTCCTCCGGTACTGCGTTTTCTACTGCCGCTTTATGCGTTTCATAGAGGGTTGGAGACGTTTCCTTAATAATCTTCAGCGCTTCTTTGCCTGCCATGGTCATTGCTTTTATGAAGGTTTTTGCCGATTCAACACCATGCACAGACGACCTGCTCGGATAGGGTCGCCGCATAATCGCCTTCGGTGGAACAGAGCCAATGATCGTAGAGTATTGCTTAACCTCCGCCTCATCATTATGGAGCCCGCCAGCCCTGCGCATCTCCGTCTTGGGGACTCGCTTAGAGTTAAGCTCAGCGTTAGCAATATCGGTTAATTGCTTTAAGCGCTCTGGCAAGCATTGCAAGTAAAACCCTATCGGCTGGCCTTCTGACACAAATAACGCGTCCCCTGTGAAGCTTGGCGAAAGCTCAACAGGTTTGTGCCCAATCTTGTAATCATGGGCTATTTCTTTAAGCTCTAGTTGTTTCATGAAAAACAGAAGATATTTGTGCAGGCTGGAAACCAGCTTTGTTGCCAAACCTCGTAATCTCTTTTTTCCCAACGGATAGTAGACCAAGCGGCTTCTACCCTGTATTGCTCTTTTTGTTTCTCTAGAAGCTCCCAGAGGCGTCTAAGGCTAGGGTCTATGTCAAATGACCACTCGTAAACCAGCTTGTTGAATGTGGCTTGGGTGCTCTCCAGAATCGGCATTTCTGCGCCTTCTATATCCATCTTGCAACAATCTTTGCCTTCGGCCTCCTCATCAAAGTTGAGCGCTTTCACTTTAATGGCCTGTTTGTTCCATTTCTTCACAATGCTGTTACGCCATACGTTACCATTGTTCCCAATAAATAAATTAACGCTCTGTGTCTTGTCGTGAACTAATGCTACGTCCTTGATTTCACAGGAGAATCCGTTGAGCTTCATGTTTCTGGCGATCATATCGCAGTTGTAAGGGTCAGGCTCATAGACTGTTACCTTCGCGCCTTTGCTTGCCGCCACAAGTGCGAAAGCGCCAACATTGCCGCCGCAGTCCATCCAGTGTTCTTCTGGCATTATCTTGTTGCCGCGCTTTTGATATACGTCTTTGCCTATGACTTCCTCAAAAGTCTTGAGGTCACTAAAGCCTTCCCTGTAGTAAAACTTTATTCCTTTGATTGCCCCGCGCTCAAGCTTCATGCTTATCCATCTCCTTTTTCAGATGGTCAATTAGCATCATTCCAATGTACGCGCCTTGTTGCCGCCACCAGCTAATGACTTGCTGTGCCTCTTCATAATGCTCAGGCTCAAACTCTATTTGAATCGCTTTCCTGACTCCCTGCTGTAGCGAATTCATTTCGTTTTCTAAATCTTCTTCGTCAAGAATTCCATAGTCCGGCATATCTGCGAATTCCGGCACTTCATCCCAGCCTAAAATATCTAGATCGAAGCCTTCAAAGGTTAGCTCTTGCAGTTCTTTTGCCAATAGCTCGTCATTCCAGCCAGCATTTAGCGCCAGCTTATTGTCTGCGATAACGTAAGCCCTCTTTTGTGTGTCCGTCAGGCCAACGAGGGTAATAACCGGCACTTCTTCTAGCCCAAGCATTTCCGCCGCCATTAGCCTGCCATGCCCAGCAATAATTTGCTTCTTTTCATCTACTAGCAAAGGGTTGGTGAATCCAAACTCCTGAATAGATGCGGCTATTTGGTTAACTTGCCTGTCGGAGTGTGTTCGGCTGTTGTTTTCGTAAAACCTAACAGCCTCAATCGGCTCATACGTTACGCTTAATGACATAGCGGCCCCTCAATATTTTCTGCCCAATAAATGCCACGAGTATAACCATCCTGTATTACTCCGGTCTTTATGTCGCGCTCGCTGATTGGGTAGGTTTCTACCGTACCGTCAGAGAATGCGACTAGGTATGTGCCTTCGCTCTTTGGCATTACGTCAAGTGTGCGCCACTCTATTATGACTTCTTGCGTAACCTTTGCCATTTAGTGCCTCCGGCCCTTTGGAGGTATATAGCGGATAATTTCTAATGGCGGTCTCTTAGCTTGCTCCGGAAACATGGTACTTAGATCGTCCATTATGTAAACATCTTTGCCAGATGATTTTGCCGTTGTGTCGGCCCATTGAATCACCCTAAAAATATCGCCTATGTCTTGCTCCCATTCCATTAGCGCTTCCCCCAGCACTTCTAAAGCATTCGTTGCGCCGTGATTACCGCTATTCATCTTGCATTGCGTTTTTCACGTGCAAAAGAAAAGCCCGCAAGCTCAATAACTCACGGGCCATTTTTTGTTGATCTGAAGGGCTTAAAGACTTCCAGTGATACCGCTGGTCAACAAAAGCCTCTAGCCTATCTTGCTCAATCGTTTTTACAGCCTCTGCTGTCGTAGTTTGGATGGCCATTCTGTCCCCCGCTAGCCTCCCATAGTGCCACCATCTTACAGTAGTGACGGTGATCTGCCTGAGCGCCGTTATAATCCTCGTTGCCTATAACGCCTAAGAGCAAAATCATAACACCAAAAGCCATAATATACTTCATTTCCCGCGCTCCTCCCAGTCGATCGCCAGCCACTCGCCCAGAGTCAGAGACGAGGTTTCAACGTCACTATGAAACTGCATGATCTGCTCCATACTGAGATTGTTGCGAGTACCGCACCAACGATCACGCAGGATTTCTGCTAAGTCCCTGTCATCCAGCATATACTTAACTTTTTTGTGCACTGGCAATTTAAACACTTTTTGAGTTGCTTCCATGGTCTTACCCCTTTTGTAAGTCTGCCGGATATGTCCAGCTTGGTTGCTGTGAATGGTGCACCGAAGTGCACCCTTGAAGCTCTAATAGGGCGGCTATCAATAACAGAATTGTCAGCGCCCATATGCCTTCGTGACGAAAATTCACGCGGCTAACTCCAGCTTGCGCGCCTGAACAAAAGGCTCGGCTTTAAGCTGAATCTTCTCTAGCTGAGAGCGTTGGTGCATCATAGCCGCACACGGATTCTTATAAGCCTTCTCTTGGTGTGAAACGTAATGCGTCAGGACATTGTAGAGCGCATAGGCGTTGCGGCCCATCTCGCCGGAATACTGCCGCCACAACTGACGACAACGCTCTAGGCGGCTGTTCTCGTACTTCGGATTAAGCTCCTTAATCATTAAGAACTTCATAAAGACTTTATCGGCGGTTTCTTTGCCGACAGAGACTTTCATCATAGCGCCCCAGTAATCAGACGCCTTATTAAACTGCTCAATCATACGGATGACTGACTCAGCACCCGCATCAACGTCTAGCTGGCTAGTGTGTGTAGAGGAATACGCGCCAACAATGTTGCCAAGAATCTGCCCGTTAAGGCACTTCATACGCAAGCCGCCAGCCTTAGTGATGTAGCGGGTAGTGCCGTCAAAAGAATTCAAGGCACATAGCTGAAGGGCTGTGGTGGACTCGTCATGCCCAACACGCAAAAGCTGATTAGGGAAAACGAAATCAACCATAGCCCTAGCGCCATCTGGCGTCTGACGGACGTTAACTTGAGCGCCATCAGCGTCAATCCGTGAGGCTTCGACAGACCTGCAGAAGCCAGAAAAGATTTCTTCGTTGGTGACTACCTTATAGCCTTTGGACACGACACTCATCACTTTTCCGTTAGCGGTATTGATAAGCGCCTTCTTGTTACCGACAGGAGATTCTTTGTTTAACATGAGGCCATCTGAAGGCTGATTGTAGTCGGTGTACAAATCGCACTCTGCTACATTGAACAGCAGACCAGAGTTGTCGATTTGAGACATAAGATTTTGATATACAGACATAGTATTACCCCTTTTTGTGGTTGGTTAAATTTCGGACTCAGCGTCCAAAAGATCAATGACGAATTCTATTTGTTGCATAAGGCTAGCGGCGTTCCAGTCATGCTCATCAGCAATCTCGTATTGCCGCTCCGCTTTTTTAAGCTCGCGCCTTAGTACGGCTTTGATTTGCTCAAACGGTTCCATTTTGCCCTCCTGAAGGCCGCTCACGCGGCCATCTCCTGTGCTTTTAACAATGCTTTTTTCGTTTCAGGAATCGACTCGCGAGTGCCCTTCATCTCAGCCTCAAGCGCCTCGCGGTATTCAACCACCTCGCACTCAATGTCAGCCTCGCGGAAGGCTTCTGCCATCGCCTCTGCCTCTTTGATGTTGGCGAAAAGCCTGCACTCAACAGCGTTAAAGCGCATGGCATAGTCGCCGTTAGGAATTTCGCCGATGAAAGAGCCGCTAGCACTTGACCTAACTACATAAAACTTTTGTCTGCGCCACAGGGCTTTTTCGCGATTGCCCAAAGCCGCGAGATAGGCAACGCTATCGCTCAGTGACTCTTCTAAAAACTCTACGATGTTGAAATCTGAATCAGTCATGTGTTTCCCCTTTGGTTAAAAGCGTAACCCCTTCGGTTACGATAGGACAATTAAACGGCATTTTTATATATAGCGCAACCACTATAAATTTCAGACAAAACAATGACTTGCCAGCCTGTCTAGGCGGCAAAAAAGGATTTCCGGCTACTTTTGGGCTATTTCCAGTGGGTAGTCATCTCTGCAACGAAATCACCTAAATCTGGCTTACGCTCAAGCCGTTCTAGGAATTCATCTAGGGATAGTAGCTGGCGCTCTGCTAGAGCGTTGAGGATTGGCGGCAGTGCCTCTGGATTCTTTACCTGATGGTGTATGGCAAACTGCTGCATTTTCTGGATGGCACACATAACGCACCTCCTGTTTGCTAAATTTGCTAGCAAAGTATAGCACGTAGTTAATCTATAAACGACAACCGATTTTCTTGCTCTTTTATTCTCCGCTTCAGGTCTTCAATGATTTCCATTAAATCGGCTTGGCTGTATTTAACTAAATTCCGTTTCGTGTAGCTTAGCCACTCTACAAAGTCCTCGCCGTACATATCGACCATGTATCTTCGGTAATCGTCATGACACCCGCTGAAGAATCGGTTGCAACGCTTGCATTGCGGGTGGACATTTTCTTCTCGCAACAAATGGAAGGTATGCGTTCTCCCGATAAAGTGGCCTCCATCCATAGATCGCCAGCTATCAACCCGCCCACAGGAAACACATTTGCATAGCCCGTTTTCGTCTGCGGCCTTCATCCTTACAAGGCGTTGTAACAGTTCAGCGGCTTTGTTCTTTAGCTTCGCTGTAGTTTGCGGCTTTCGCGGCATATTTGAATAACCTTTCTCTACCTATGGCCTTGATGAAGTTTTGGCAGGAATGACACAGCCAGCCATGTAATTTGAAGTCATATCGCTCTGGGTAAAGCGGCTCCATGATGATATTGCAATCTACGCAGAGTATGTCATCCGGCGCCTTCAATGGAGGCTCCCTATGTCGGCGTCCTCTACATCAACCAACTCATAATCCGACAACAGGCACGTCATCCAAAGAGTATAAAACTCCTCAATCGGCATTTGTATAGTTATTCCATCTGAAAAAGTTTCGGTGTAAACAACTGTTCTAGTCGCGTCATGTATATCAGAAACAGCGCCTCCAATATCTGCCGTAAGCAAAATTGCGTGCCCGCCTTGCGGAAGTCTCACCCCCATAAGGTCAATCATTGTCTCGGCCTTACAGTTACTCTTGCCACCTCTCCCTGTTTTTTATCGTAAGTGATTACCTTTGCCCCTCTGCGGGATACCCACCCGCCTCTGGCCGCATACGCGTCTCTGCCGGCAAGGGTCGGATGCATTTCTGCTATTGCCCCACCGTCTTCAATAATGTTTTCGTGATGGTAGTGTCCTGTGGCAATGTAAGTGTAGTTAGCCTTGCCCCACATTTCACGAAATCGCGGCTCACTAGCAAACAACTTGTGTAGGTTTGCCAGCTTTACTTTATGCCCGTGATGAAAGGCAAGCATCGTCTCCCCATGAAGATAAGCGTAATAAGGGAATTCATTATCAATAACCGATAACCTTTGCTCATCAGCGAATAGGTGCTTGATGTATTTCCTAAGCCAGATGCTTCCGCTTATGTCATGGTTGCCCTCTGCGGATATAACAATTACTTGGTCAAACTTTTTAAGCATCATCCTTACAGCTTCGGCCATAACGGACATAGCTAGCTCTACCAGCTTGCCATAACGGGTGTCTGCATCAAGAATATGCCCCGATGAAGGGGTAACGCTTAAAATACCATCCCAGTGTAAAAAATCACCTAGCTGGCAAAGCATACCCGTCTCAGAATTTGGGCAGGCTCGAATCATATCGTGAATCGAATTTAAAAATACATCTCGGGCTATTTCCACATCCCAGCTATCGCCGGTTTCCGCTTCCCACGCATACATTCCTAAATGAAAGTCAGTTATCGTAAGAAGGGATAGCAAGTCTGCGTCAGTGCTTTTCGGCCCCTTGGTTGGCTTAAACGGCTTGATGCCCTCTAAGGTTTTTTCAAGCCGCTCGCAAAGTATTTCAAATTGGCGTTGCTCGTCAGTCTGTGACTTAACCCACTGACGGACGGGGTTGCCCATATCGTCATAAAATGTGGATACGCCCTTTATTTTGTGCCCATCTGGAACAGGGTGATGCCAGTCGTGTTCTGGGCTATATCCCTGCCTAGCGGCCTTATCTTTAACTTCCTGAAGCGCATTTTTTAGGCTATGTGTTTTATAACCGGCCTCTTTTGCCGCCCCTCTTTGGCTTTTGCCTTCTATGACACAAAGCCGTACTGCGTCTCTTTGTCTTTGTGTTGTGCAAAATTGGAATAACGGGTGTTCCATGCAAGTCCCCCGATTGCATAGTGATTCCGGATTTTACCATTGTTT